GTGGATTATAAAGTTGAGTATACTCAGGAATTTCTAAAGTTAATCCTTTAACATAATCTTTTGTTTTGCCTTCTGTTAATGGTAAAAATTTTTCAACTTCTCTGTTATGAGTTGAAATATTTTCAGCAAGAATATCTTGTTGTACTTGAAGAATTTTTTGTAATGCTTCTGGATCATTTTCTAAGTTACCAAGAGAGTCAGCTAACATTTTTTGTTGTCGTTCAGATGGTGTTGCATCCATTTTCTTCAACTGATTCTTAACTGGTTCAAATAATAAAGATTTTAATGATCCTGCTGAAGCAATTTCATCTTCTGCAATATTTGTACCAAAGTTATTATTAAAGAACATAGCGATTGCCATTTTGTCATTAGCAAAAGAACCTGACAATTTGCCTGTGTTTTTTGCAACATTTTTAGCTTGTTCAAACAATTTAATGTTTTGCGGTGCTGCTTTATTTGTTGTATATCCACCAACTAAATCTTTACCAATATCTTTTTGTATTTGCTCGCTAAATGGCACAGTAGTATTGACATTGACTAATGGTTGATGTGTTGTCATTTTTTGTATTTGCTGGTCGTACAATTTTCTATTAGGGTCACCAGCTGGCAAAGCATCTCGTGATGCTATTAACTTATCTAAATCAGTCATCATGCTTCTTTTCAAACCTGCTAATTGTATAGCTTGTGATCCAGCTTGATTAAATACATTCTGACCCATACCATAACCTTGTAATCCAGCTTGTGCTATATACGGAATCGCACTTCCATATCCGCCAGTTTTAGGTTGGGCAAGATAAGATAATCCTGCTGTTAATAACGCTGATTTGTTTGCTTGGTTTGTTAATAAATCTAATTGATTTTTATCTAAAAAACTTCCAGCAATTCCTTTATTCCACAAACTGTCTCCAAATAGTCCGCCTATCATATTTTTTCCTTATCTATAAAACATTCCATATCCACCAAACCCTTTTTTTCTTTCTGGGAATAATGAATACGGAGTATTAGGTTCAACAACTCCAATATTTTCTGTTACCATATCTGCATCATATCCATAATCTGCTGGACTTAACACATTTAATGGTTTATCTGGTGTTGGGTCTAAAGATGCTGGTTTAATGCTACCTGTTTGTGTAGGTGTAATTTCTGCTGTAGTAGGGTTAAGTAAGTTTTGAGCTGCTGAAGTACCTAAAAGTGTTGATCCTACTGGATCTTTTTGCACCATATTAGATATAAAATTACCACCGCTTGGATCATATCCACCACTTGGTGTAAACATATCAATAGCACGATCAATACCAGTCATTGGAATTTGACCGCCAGCAGATGAACCAATTAATGCAGGATTTATTGTATTACCTGTTACTTCTAATGCGTTGTTGCCAAAAGCATATGGACTTGCTGTAGCACCTGACATAGCACCTGCTCCACCTCCTGCTAATGCACCACTTACAGCACCAGTTTTAGCACCTTCTAATGCTAAACCTCCTAAGGTTGGTGTAGATGTTGCAACAGTTCCAGCTCCTGTTAAACCAGATCCTAAGCTAAATAAACCACCTTCTGTAAAACCAGAACCTAAAGCTCCTGATCCACCAAATGTTCCTCCACCAATACCGCCAAGTAAAGCACCTTGTAATGGATTGCCACCTGTTGCCAAAGATGCAGCAGCTCCTATACCTGCGCCTATTAATACTGGAGCACCCATTACTTACCTCCTCCTGATGATTTAGTAGTAGATACTTGACCCATAGGAGCACCGTATGCAGCAGATAAGTAAGATTGTAGTTTAGTGTAAGGTTTGTTTTCTTCAAACTCGAATCTAGCAATATCTGACTCTAGTGCTTGTTTTTGGTAATTTTCTGCTGTTTGACCCACATTTAATAATTGTTGAATATCTGCATAGTCAGAAGCAGCCATTTGTGGAGCATTTGCAATAGCTCTTTCTTGTGCTGCTCTTTCAGCCGCATAGTTTTGATATGCTAATTCACCAGCTCTACTTGTAAGTTCTTTAGCTAGGTTTGTAGAAGCTCTGTCTTGTAAATTAGCCATAGCACCAGAACCATAACGACCAGCTTGTGATGATTGAGATGCAATATTAGATAAAGCATCTTGGAATTGTGTAGTAGCAACCCCTGCTGCACCTTGTAGTGCGTTAGCAAAGTATGGATTGAGACCTAAATTCTGACCTTGTATTGTAGCTAATTGCTGTTGTTGAGCAGCAGGTACTAATGGACTACCAGCTAATGCTCTTGTTTGTGCAGCCTGTAATGCAGACTGTGTTTGTTGGCTTGGGTCTACATAGGTCTGATATGGGTAATACTGTGGAGTATCTGATTGGTATAAACCTTTTGCTTCTTGCAAACCATACTCAACGAAGGGTCTTACAGTAGGGTCTAATTGGTTTTGTGTTGTAGACGAACTACCTCCACCGCCTCCGCCTTTAAATAGTTGTCTGCCCATTTTGCCATTGTCGATAGACTGGTTGCCATCTAACTCTGGGAAATAATCGTAAATCATAATTTATACTCCATTAGTGTATATTTAGGTTTCATGTTCCATTTCATTCGCCATAACCTGACGATTGAATCTTTTGCAGTAGAACCTTGAACTTTAGTTCCACCGTTGTTTCTTACCCATGTTAGGAATTGACCCCAACATTTATGGTCTGTATATCCACCGATATAAGTGATATAAGCTACCTTATCGTTTGGATACATAACCCATTGGACTGTTAATGCCCCAAGACATTCTTCTTCTTTCATAACAAGAAGTAATACAGAATTGCCTTGTGAGACAAATTGTTTTAACTGGTCTATAGTAAATTCACCGTTGCCAGTGTCTATAGCTCGTTGTAAGTGTTGTTCGGCAAGATGCCAGAATTGATGGATATGTGTTGTAGGAACTACAAAAAGATTGGTTTCCATAGTCAAAACCTTGTAAAATATACTATCCTATTATAACATATCCATATGTTTTATTCGATGTATTGTTAGCAAAGTGACTCACTGTAGCTTGTCCTTTTTGCTGTGCTGATACATATACATTATCCATACTAAACGGTGCAATGTATGTAATGTTAATTTGTGCAGATGGTATTGCAGGTCTTGTGTAAGGTGTTGTTGGTGTGGCAACAAAATGCTCTAAAGAGACATCACTAGAAGATGTTGCTCCTGCTACTTCAATATAATCACCTGCATTTAAATCTAACACATGACTTGCAGTTCCAGTTAAATGAGATGGGTCACCAGTAGATTTTCTTGCTGGCAAACCAAATCTTTTTCCAGAATCAGCAATATCACTTCCATTGACTCTAAACCATACATCTGCATATTCTGCATCGTTATTAGCGTTTGCTAGTTGTAGAGAAAATAATGCTTTATATATGCCATCGTTTCTAACATATATTCTTGATGTATTGATTGCATCTAAATACATACCATTTAATTCATGCTCTGTAGTCCATTCAACCACTGCTGTGTTACCTGAACTTGGTGCTAACTGGTCTGTGTTTTTAGTAAACTCACCATAAGGTGCTGTAGAGGTTTCTGCTGCATCACTAAATGGAACTAATAATATTTTAGAATCTGTAGAGATTCGTTCATTATAAATAGTCGTTGATGTTGCCCAGCTTGTCGCTAAATCAAATGTACCAGTGTTATTAGTTTTACCGTTTAGTATCTGGTTAGTTACCTCTGCAATTTCACGAGTATCTGCATACTGTGGTTGCAGTCTACGAAACTGGTTTGCCATTATCGGTTACCTTGTTGCTTAAAGTCTACATCGATAGAAGTTGCGTTTGTCCAGTTACCAGTAGGACTGATAGAGAAACGATGATAACGACCTGCACTACGAATACTTGCACGACCTTCTTGAGATGTAGTTACAGATGAACCAAATGCAATGTTATCGTCTAATTCTCGTCTTGATGCGACTTTAATAGTTGCACTACCATTATCTATTTGTGGTCTCACTAATGTTGCTACAGAGTTATATCCTACCTCTAGGTCAGGTGTAATCAATTCAGAATTGTATGTAGAACCTGTAAAGGTCACAATCTTTGCATCTTTAAATCCTGCGAATAAGAACTTACCGCCCACCCATAATCGGTCATCTAATGATGCAGGCAATGTATCAATATTAGTATATCCTAATACTACTTCTAAACCTTCTAATGTATATCCTGTTGTAGTAATACTACCTACGCCTGTAGTGGTTGTGGTTACTCTTGACCATTTGTTGAGTTGCCAGTTATAAACTAGAATACTACGACCACCGTCCACATTAGCATAGTTCCACACCACTAGCTTTTTAATAGGGTCTACAGATGCTGACATAGAATCTAGGTCTGTTAAGTTTGCATCGTTAAAGAAGTATCTATCTACTTTTTCTGTACCAATCCCTGTAACTGTTTGACCATCACATTTATAGAATCCATCATCAGATAAGAAGAATGATGTAGCACCGTATTGTGCAATCGAGTTACCTTCTAAACAACCTAATCCTCTTGAGATGGTGTCGAACTGGAAAAATAATGGTGAACCAGCATAAGACATACGCACAATAGACTTTTCTAAAAATACAAGTCCAATCTCACCACCTGTTAATCCAGTAATGTTACCACCATCAGGAATAATTTGATAATCTGATTGTGATGTTGTTCCAGA